ACTGGACATGCGACTCGATGAAATCATCTACATCAACACACTGAAACTGGCAGCACGTTACCCTGAGGGTATGTTTGATGTCAACTATAGTGAGAATCGTGCTCCAGGAGATATCTAATGCAGTTTAGTCAAGATGATCTTTGGAATCAGATTGCATCCCTTGGTTGGGATGTAAGGCATGATAACATTCACATCGAGATTGGTGGCACACAGGTATCTGGTATCGAGCAACCTGAAGGATACAATAAAAAGTGGGCAGCCCAAAAGGGTGACCGCAAGTATAATAAGGATGCATTCATTGTTATCAAGAACCTATCACGCAACGACGACACCAAGTCTCAACCTATGGACAGGGAGCACAAACCTCATCATCTAAATAGTTAGATCGAGTCCTAGGTCAGATGGCAAACAAGGGTTTACAATTTGAGCACGCTGTAATGTATTCTGCTATGAGCAGAGTCACCAGTAAGTCATCACAAAATAAAAAAGATTTTGATGATGCTGCTGGACGCTATGAAGCCATTCCTAATGACATCAAGCAAGCAGCAGATCGAGTTGTGCAAAACTATGCTCCATCTGGTCTCGGTGCAAGACAAGAATACTATTCTTCATTCGAGAAGATGTCTGGTGGTGGAGAAGAACCTAAGACTGATATTAAGTTTAAGTCTGGTAGCACAGTATATAAGTGCTCAATGAAATGGGGAGACTCTTTTCAACTCTCATCAGCGGGGGTTGATAAGAGTCTTCTTGTTTTACAAAATGTTTTGAAAAAGACTGCAAAGGAAATGGGTGGTAGCACTGATGCTGAGACCCTAGGTTATCTACAATTAGTCCTGGAGCAGATCGGTAACAAGTGTGAGAATGCAAAAGGCACCATCGCACAACCACAGGCCAAAGCAATCCTCTCTGATATCAAGAAGTCGGGTGGGTTGAATGAGCAACTGCAAGAGATCTTAGGATCAAAGCAGAAACCTAATGGTGCAGAAGCATATGATAGATTCAAATATAACTTGACGCACGAGTGTATGACTGGTGCCCTCCTGTTTAACGGTGATGACAGGGCAGCATCTCATATCCTGACAGAGGACGGGATCAAACCCATAGATGAGAAGGCAGTCCGTGACGTGATGAAGGTGGCAGGAGTCAGGGTATCCCTCAAGGGCAGGGGCACGGACAAAGTTACAGGTGTCCGTCAGAACGCCATTGTGATCCGATACGAGGTATAATACAGGTATGGCAAACACACACTTAGAGCACCTAGAGGACGACATCCTCAATGGAGGATCCAAGGGAGGTCACAACGCTATCGCATTCTTGCGCTCGCTAGGCGACATGCTTGGCAAACCTCAGTCCAACATGAGGGTCACTACTAAGTGGGACGGTGCTCCCGCTGTCATCTGTGGCATTCATCCTGGCACTGGTAACTTCTTCGTGGGCACCAAGGGTGTCTTTGCTAAGATGCCTAAGATCTGTGTGACTCATGAGGATGTTGACACATGGTATAGCGGTGCCTTAGCAGAGAAACTTAAAGATTGTCTTAACGAGTTACCTAAGTTAGGTATCAAAGGTGTGCTACAGGGTGATCTCCTCTTCACTAACGATACGATTGTTAAAAATATTAATGGTGAGAAGTCCTTGGTCTTCCAACCCAACACCATCACCTATGCAGTACCTGCCGATACAGATATGGCAAAGAAATTGCAAGCAGCGAAGGTGGGCATTGTATTCCACACCTCATATAGTGGTGGTCCTACCCTCCGTGACATGAAGGCATCCTTTGGTGTTAATGTTAATGGTATGCAGGGTGTGAAGAGTGTCGCTGTATTCTCTTCCAACTTCTCAGACGATAAAGGTAAGTCTTACTTCACTAATGCTGAGCGTATTCGTTACAATGCTGCTGTCAAGAAGGCAGAAGGATCTCTCAAGCAGGCATCTAAGTTCTTAGATATTCTGCAGACGAGTGGTGAAGGTAAGTTTATGCTTGCTCCTATGTTTAAGATTTATTTCAACACATATATTCGACAAGGTAAGACATTCCCCAGTGCTGCACAAGTATCCAAGGGATTTGAAGACTTCTATACTGCTGCACTTGATAAGGAGATCTCCCTCAAGAAGCAGGAGACAACCAAGAAGAAGTATCTTACAATGAAAGAGAATGGTCTGAAGTTTATCAAAATGAATAGCACTGCTATCTACATGACTGTCGCTTCCTACATGAATCTCACTGCTGCTAAGACTCTGGTCATCAGACAACTAGAGAAAGTCCAAGGCATTGGCACCTATATCAAGACTGATAAAGGTTACAAAGTTACTGCACCAGAAGGATTCGTTGCTATCAAGTCGGGCAATGCACTCAAATTGGTGGACCGCTTGGAGTTTTCCAGAGCGAATTTCACCGTCGAGAAGAACTGGGGTTGATAAATAAAGTATATGGCTGAGTTTTTTAGTAAACCAATGCGATTTATTACATTCATAAGAGAAGCAGCGGCTGCAGCAAAACCTGCTGCTAAGAAACCTTCCACATCTAGTAAGGGTAAGTCTCCTGCTGCTCAAGCAAAGATAGATGATAAGCATGTTGCTATCACCTTTGGTAGATTCAATCCACCTCATGCTGGTCATGGTAAACTCCTTGATGCAGTCAAGGACCATGGTGGTGACTCAGGTAACTATCGTATCTACCCATCTAGATCGCAAGATCATAAGAAGAATCCACTGACTGCACATCAGAAGGTGGATCACATGCGTAAGATGTTTAAGGGGCACAAGGATGCTATCCAGAACAATGAAGCGCACAGAAATATTTTTGATATCCTTCGTGACCTTCATGATGAAGGGCATGAGCATGTAACTATGGTTGTCGGAGACGACCGTGTGAAAGAGTTTGAAACTCTTGCTAACAAATATAATGGTAAGCACTATGACTTCAAGTCTATTAACATTAAGTCTGCAGGGGCTCGTGCTACTGACTCTGATGATCCTATCGAGAATCTGTCTGCATCAGCAATGCGTAAACACGCCCAAGGGGGTGACCATGAATCATTCCACGCTGGGACTGGTGGATACAAGGACTCTAAGAAACTGATGGGTGATGTCCTCACTGGGATGACACCTCCACCTAAAGCGAAGAAGGGTAAGAAGGGTGAGTCTGTCCACGAATCTGTGTGGTCATACGCTCCTAAACTTGACTTCGATGCCTTCCGTGACTACTATATGCTCAACCAAATCTTTAAGGTGGGTGCAATCGTAGAGCATGACGACAGTGGTATCCGTGGTAGGGTTGCACATCGTGGCACTAACTACGTTATCATTCGTGATAGTTGGGGTGGCGAGCACCGTTGCTGGTTGCAGCACATCAGTGAAGTTGCACAACTAGGACCATCAGATCTTAGTCACAAGCAAGAGGTTGCTGCTGATACTACTAAGGATCAAAGCAACTATAGTGCCGATGATGGCAGTGGTAACACCTGGAAAGCAGGGACTGATCGCTACCGTGAAGCACTTCAGAACATGACCCCTGGTCAAAAGACAGTTAAATTCACAGATTTCAGAAAATCTGCTGAAACTAAATAGTATTAGCGAAATTCATTTCGGTTTAGAAACATGACGTTAGAAATGCTGGTGTCTGCCGCACTCATGGATTACAATCCCACTGAGCAGACATACATCCTCAAAGCAATCGAAGAAGATACTCTTCCAAAATCACAGAGACTCCACACAGGTGTCATGAAAGTGATGGAAGCATTCGATGCTTACGAGCCTACAGTAGAAGGCTATGCAGGATTCAAAATTGATCGTAACTCCGTCTCAAAGAAGAAGGCAGAGTATAAAGATGATCGAAATGTAGGTCGTGTTGTCAGATCTGGTAGTGGTGACTCTATGCTCATCACTGGTAAGAAGGCAGACGGTCGTTACATTGTTGTCGGTAAGAAAGGAGAGAAGTCAGCGAGAGATGCTGCTGACCTCGGCGTGACCGCCAAAGAAGAAGTGGTCGGCATTGATATCGATGACCTCCATCAAGAAATGCTTGAAGGTCTCAAGCAAGCACGCAAGAATGTGGGTGCTAGCAAGTGCTGGGACGGATACAAAGCAAGTGGCACTAAGAAGAAGGGTGGCAAAGATGTCCCCAACTGTGTCAAAGAAGAAGAGTTAGACGAACTCTACAAAGGTAAGCACGGACAGTCCGAGAAAGAGTATCAAGACGGTCGCTCACAAGGTGGCAAGATGGTCTCTGGCGATTCTAAAGGGAGTGGTGCAAAATACTCTCACGGCAGAAGAGTTGACGACGGTGGCGCTGGTCCACAACCTGCTGGTGGTTCTAAGAAACCAAAGGCACAAGGTAGAATGGACAAAGGTGGTCGTGCCGAATTAGTAATGCGTAAAGCAAACCTCAAAGCAAAGAATGAGGACTTTATAAATAAACTATCGGACTCAGGATTATTTACTGAGGCTGAATTACAAAAGATGGGTGAGATTGAATGAAACCAATCGGTCACAAAGAATCATCTCTAAAGACTACCAAGAAAGGTAACGTCACCATCAATCCAAAGAAAGAGGACCTTATGTCTGAACATCTGAGAAGTAGAATCCTGAGTAGCGTAGAAGCACTCAAGGAAGCTGCCAAGAAAAAAGACAAACACATCAAAGCCGCCAAGGCAGGTAAGCGTTGGCAGGATTCTGACGGCGATGGCAAGTGGTATGAGCCTGGTCAGGATGTCAAGAAAGAAGAGTGCGACACCCCTGCCCCCAAGGTAGACAACGTAGCAGACGACGCTGCAAAGAAAGCTGCTAAGGATCGCATGAAGGAAAAGATGCTACAAGCTACAGCCGATTTCGATAGAAAGAAGGCAGGCGGGAAGTAATCACATATATAGATCAGTAACCCGTATTGATCTATGTTAGCACTGCTCCTACCTTTAGCAAAGAAAACAATCACTGCACTACTTGGTAAAGACGAAGTGCGCCACTTTCTTGTGGACGTGCTGCGCTCCCTAGTCGCTACAACTGATAACAAGTTAGACGACAAGGCAGTTGATGTAGTAGAGTCACTTCTTTTCCAGAAAGAAGAATAGCTATAAATAACTTATAGGAATATAATCTTCATACACGGAGAAACAATGGCTGTATTTGGAAAAATTGATGCCGCAACCTTCGCAAACAATGTAGCGGTCACCAATGGTGACGCCACTGTTACGAAAAATGCTGCGGATACCGTCGTCGTAGGCGACATCTTAGAACTCTCTAACGTTGCTTACATCGTTAAAGAAGTTACTAGCACTACTGCAATCGAATTGCACAAAGTATATGCAGGTAGCACTGCTGCTGCTCTCGCTGGCGCTGTCCGTAGGACTGCACCTAAAGCAGTTGCTGAGTATGTGATCAAGGGTGGCGACAGCAACTCATACGATCTCGTATTTGTTGACACCACGGAAATGTCACTCGCTGAGAATAAGTCTCGCGGTATCACAGGTCCTGGTTGGTGGCAGTATCGCACATACACCACTGCTAATGGTGACACCAAGCATAAGGCAGAGTGCTTAGCATTCGTCCATGCTACTGCTGGTGCTGCTGGTGACGACGCTGATGACACTGTGGTTGCTGATGTAGCATCTGCTGTAACTGTTACAGCACAACCTGCTGCTTCTACTTCTTCCTCTGGTGCTGGTACGTTTACTCTTACCACATCCACCACAGGAACACCTGGAGCACTTGCATATGTCTGGCAACGTCAGACTGCTGCCTCAACTAAGAAGTGGACTAACATCACTGCTTCCCTTGACACTGGCATCACCTATGCAGACTTCACGACCGCAACTCTTGCTTACAGTGGTCTCGCTGGCGACACTCTGGACGGTTACAAGTATCGCGTCAAGATTACCTCAGCAGGTGGCACCGAAGAAGTGATCACCGATGGCGTAGGCGCTCTGACCTTCGGGTCTTGATAACTGACTTTTTACATAATGCATTTTGATCAACTTAGTGAAAAAAACTATTTAATGTTTGCTATTCAGCATTATGATAACCCACAGTCGGTTACCGTAGATGATTTTATGGAGGACATGAAGAAATTCAAATACCTTAAGAGGTTACTCAAGAGGTATTTGAAAACGGGTGTCCTCCGTGTCAATCTGATACTCAATCATCTTATCATTCTGTTTAATGTGTTTAGTGACGGGACGATCCCGCTACTGATGTATAAATTAGAGAGAGAATATTGGTCCCTGATAAAGACCTTTCTTGTATATCTGAATAGATATCCACAGGTTCCTGCTGGATGTCTTGACCTTGTTGATATCGATAACGACGTAAAAGACTTACTAGAAGATCTGTGATGAATGAAGACGCACCCACAATGAGCGCAGGCGATGGTGGTTTCAGCAACACTGCTGATGCAACTGGACCCAATGCTGGTTTCACTCCTCTCCTAGGAGGGTCGAAAAAGAAACCTAAGAAGCGTCGTCGCTATACTATTTCCCAGTCCGACATGTTAGCGACTGAAGGAGCACAGAAAGATACCTCATACCTACCATTCCTTATCTCCTATGATGGGGCAGAGCAGTATGTATTGTATAGTAAGTCAGAAGCACAACTAAAGATAGAACTTCGTAAGATCTATCGCCCAGAAAACTTTAAGAAGTTGGATGTTAAACGTCTTTATCCTAACGATGTAATCCAGTTTTACTGGAAGAAACGACAAGCAGCACTTAGATCCGAATAATGGCCGACATTAACTCAGCGATTCTAGAAAGATTAGAAAAGGTAGTTGATTCATTACAGGATAATTCTGTAAAGATGGGTCAACTACTTGCAGTACATAACGAAAAACTATCTACGCAGAGTGAAGTTGACGGTATTCTATTTGAAAAAGTAGATAGACTTCATGCAGATCTGAATAAAGAGACAGACACAATCAAGAAAGGTTGTGAGAGAGACATCCGTCTAGTCGATGATAGACTTAGGATGATGGAGAAAAAGATGTGGACCATCTTCGGTGGTCTTGCTGTGATCTCTTTCCTCGTCAGTGTCCCAGGTCAAGCATTGCTTAGGTCATTGACACCTGGCGATCCATCTGCTATGGTGGATGCAATGGACCGCTCTGCATGGATTACGTCGATGACAAATACATCCGACTTCTCAGCACCAGGCTAGAGAAATACAAACACGTCAAATCAGGACTATATAACTTCCGCTGCCCTTACTGTGGTGATTCACAGAAGCATAAGAATAAGGCACGGGGGTATTTTTTTCTGAAGAAGACTGAATACATCTTCAAGTGTCACAACTGTGGCATGGGTAGATCGCTGTCTAATTTTCTAAAGGACAATGCTGCTGACCTTCATGGTGAGTTCGTCATGGAGAAATATAAGCAGGGGATGACTGGTAAAGGTAGGCACACACCTGCTCCTGAATACAAAGGTGCAAAGCCAAAGTTTGCTAACAAAGTGACAGATCTCACTCCGATCAGCGAGCTAAATACAACGCACCCCGCCAAGAAGTATCTTCTTGATAGAAGAATCCCAGAAGATCAACTGGGTAGATTCTTCTATGTTGACAAGTTTAAGAGGTGGGTTAATACGCAACGCCAGACATTTGACAATCTTCAGAATGACAGACCTAGAATTATTATCCCTCTCATTGACAAGGACGGTAATTGGTTTGGCATTCAGGGTAGATCTATGGCAGCAACTTCTACGCTACGATACATCACCGTGATGTTTGAGAATCAACTCAAACTATTCGGACAAGACCAAGTAAACCCAGAGGAGACAGTGTATGTCACAGAAGGACCCTTCGATAGTACTTTCATTAAGCAATCTGTTGCTATGTGTGGCAGCGATGTTGACCACCGCACTCTTCCTTATACACATAGGGTCTGGGTCTTCGACAACGAGCCTAGAAACAGACAGATCGTGTCTAGGATTGATGCGGCAATTGGAAGCGGCGAAGCAGTAGTTATCTGGCCGAAGTCAGTAAAAGAAAAAGATATTAATGACATGGTGTTGGCAGGACTTGACCCTGCTGCTATAATAAAGAGCAACACCTTTTCAGGATTAAAAGCAAAGGTACAACTTACAGATTGGAAAAAGGTATGAGCAACACAGTTGTCAAACGCAACGGACAGGTGGAAGAGATCCACCTAAGTAAAATCCATGAAATGGTAGAGCACGCTTGCAGAGGACTTGCTGGTGTGTCAGAGTCGGCAATCGAAATGAATGCTAACCTGCAACTATTTGATGGCATCAAAACCAGTGACATCCAAGAGATTCTTGTGCGCTCTGCTAATGATTTGATTACATTAGATGCACCAAACTATCAGTTTGTAGCAGCACGTCTGCTTCTGTTTGGTCTTCGCAAGCAAGTATATAATGGACACCCAGACTTGCGTCCTCATATTCAGGAGCATGTATGGGACTGCGTTCATCGTGGTGTCTATGATAAAAGTATCCTTACAACATATAGTGATGATGAGTGGGATCAGATTGAATCATTCATTGACCACGACCGTGACTATTTGTTTACATATGCTGGTCTAAGGCAGGTCGTTGATAAATATCTCGTGCAGGATCGATCGTCTGGGGAGGTGTATGAGACACCCCAGCAGATGTACATCATGATTGCAGCAACTCTCTTCCAAACCTATCCACAAGAGACAAGACTCGATTATGTCAGACGATACTACAACGCGATCTCAAAGCACAGGATCAACATCCCAACCCCCATCATGGCAGGGGTCAGGACCCCTCTACGACAATTTGCTAGCTGTGTTCTTGTTGATGCTGATGACACCCTCGATAGCATTTTTAGCAGTGACATGGCTATTGGTTACTACGTTGCTCAAAGGGCGGGGATTGGCATCAACGCAGGCAGAATCCGTGGCATCAACGCTAAAATCAGAGGGGGAGAAGTTCAACACACAGGTGTTATCCCTTTCCTCAAGAAGTTTGAGAGCACTGTCAGATGCTGTACTCAAAATGGCGTCCGAGGTGGAAGCGCAACTGTCCACTTCCCCATCTGGCACAGAGAGATCGAAGACATCATCGTCCTCAAAAACAACAAAGGCACAGAAGACAACCGAGTAAGGAAACTTGACTATTCTATCCAAATTAGTAAACTATTTTATGAAAGATTCATCGGAAACGGAGAGATGGCGCTTTTCAGTCCTCATGATGTCCCTGGGTTGTATGACGCTTACGGGACTGATGAGTTTGACGCTATGTATCTTGGTTACGAAGGGGATCAGTCGGTCCCTAGACTCACCATCTCTGCCCAGCAACTCTTCCTTGATCTACTAAAGGAGCGAGCAGAGACAGGTCGTATTTACATCATGAATATCGACCACTGTAATACTCACTCCTCCTTCAAGGACAAGGTGAATATGAGTAACCTCTGTCAGGAGATCACTCTACCTACTGATCCTATCAATCACATTGATGATCGTGGTGGTGAGATTGCTCTGTGTATTCTCTCTGCTATCAACGTGGGTAAACTGAAGTCCCTAGATGAGATGGAAGACCTCTGTGACCTCTCTGTGAGGGGTCTGGAGGAGTTGATTGACTACCAGGAGTATCCAGTCGCTGCTGCTGAGCGTAGCACGTTGGCACGTCGCTCTCTGGGTATTGGATACATCGGACTAGCACACTACCTTGCTAAGAACGGTGAGCATTACGATGACAAAGGTGCATTGAGACTCGTCCATGAGTTGACTGAAGCATTCCAATACTACCTACTGAGAGCATCTAATAGACTCGCTCAAGAGCGTGGTCCATGCGAAGCATTCCACCGCACCAAGTACTCTGATGGACTTCTACCATTAGATACATATAAGAAGGATGTCGATGACTTAGTAGCACCAGAATACAACTATGATTGGGATTCTCTTAGGCAATCTATCGATGAATACGGACTCAGGCACAGCACTCTGTCCGCACAAATGCCATCGGAAAGCAGTTCCGTTGTGTCAAACGCAACAAATGGAATTGAGCCACCTAGAGACTACTTGTCCATTAAAAAGTCCAAGAAGGGACCTCTTAAGCAGATTGTTCCTCAATTCAATACACTGAAGAATAACTATACTCTCCTATGGGAAATGCAATCCAACAAAGGATACGTTGAGATTGTTGCAGTCATGCAGAAATTCTTTGACCAAGCCATCTCAGGCAACTGGTCTTATAACCCAGAGAAATTTGAAAATAATGAAGTGCCTGTATCCGTTATGGCACAAGACCTACTAATGACCTACAAGTATGGTTGGAAAACTTCTTACTATCAAAATACATACGATGCCAAAAAAGATGTAGACGAGCCTGCTCATTCAATTGGATGGGTTGATGAGACTGCTTCCAAACTAGACAATCTCTTAGCGGAGATTGATGCAGGCGATGAGTCTGAATGCGATGCCTGCAATGTCTAAGGACATTACTATCACACTCAGCAAGGACTTACAAGAAGAATTTGAGTCCTATCTTGACTGCTGTGACTCCCTGGACTTTGCTCCAAGGATCAATGCATTCCTAAATTATATTCACAACTACGGTACATGCAAGAATCCAAGGGAGCCAAAATGGGACTGACTGTTTTCAACGACAAGAAAGTAGACACCAAAAAACAACCAATGTTTTTCGGAGCTCCCTTGGGGATGCAACGATACGATGAATATAAGTATCCTGACTTCGACAAACTAACACAGACACAACTCGGTTACTTCTGGAGACCTGAAGAGGTATCTCTACAGAAGGACCGTGCCGATTACAAGACACTGAATGAGCAACAAAAACATATCTACACCAGCAACCTCAAGTATCAGATCCTTCTGGACTCTGTGCAAGGGCGTGGTCCTGGCATGGCATTCTCACCTTACTGTAGTCTTCCAGAGTTGGAAGGATGCATGGGAGTCTGGGAATTCATGGAGCAGATTCACTCTCGCTCCTATACCCATATCATCAAGAACGTATACGCAGACCCATCAGAAGTCTTCGATGCAGTATTAGATAATGAGAAGATCCTTGACCGTGCTACAGCAGTATGCAAAGCATACAATGACTTCATTGAGGTAGCAACTGAGTGGTCACTCAGTAACATGTGGAAGGAAGGTTGGAAAGACTCTCCTACTTCACAGTGGACTATCAGAGATGTCAAGCGTAAACTCTATCTGGCGATTGCTAATGTCAATATCCTTGAAGGAATTCGGTTTTATGTTTCTTTTGCTTGCAGCTTTGCTTTTGGTGAACTTAAACTCATGGAAGGTTCTGCAAAAATTATCTCCCTTATTGCCAGGGACGAGTCACAGCACCTCGCATTGACCCAGAAGATCCTCTACAAGTGGAAGAAGGGTGACGATCCTGAGATGCAGCAGATCATTCAGGAAGAGGAAGAGACAGTGCGTCAGATGTTCCTTGACGCAGTTGCCCAAGAGAAAGAGTGGGCAAAATATTTGTTTGAGAATGGTAGTATGATCGGTCTTAACGAGCGTCTGCTTTCTCAATACGTGGAATGGATTGCTAATCGTCGTATGAAAGCAATCGGACTAGCACCCGCCTTCGATATCCCTGCTAAAAACAATCCTCTGCCTTGGACAGAGCACTGGCTAAATAGCAAGGGTCAACAAAATGCCCCTCAGGAAACTGAGATTGAATCCTATGTCGTTGGGGGAATCAAGCAGGATGTTAGTGCGGAAACTTTTAGCGGGTTTAAGCTATAAAATTACAACATGGATACGGATACCCAAGGTGTATCCAGATACACATCACGATGCCGAGAAGAAATTGGAAGAGACAAGCGAGGTCCCTGTATACAAACGAGACACAATCGACTGGTATTCCGAAAACCCCGATACATGGTATCAGGGACCACTTATCCTTCTTGAAGAAACTCAAGAAGGACTTAAAGAATACCAAGCCCATTAGTAACACTCCCTACCATCGTCGCAAAAAGAAACGAAAGAAGTAGGGGGTTGCATAAATAGTAATGTCATGCTATCATGACAACACGTTCATCCCACTCTTGGGTGGGACGCAAGTAAGTCGCGCAACGGAGCGTTGATCCCATGTTTGAATTACTTTTGTATTCATCACTCACCTGCCAACAAGCTGATACAATCATGCTTAAAATGAAAGCAAATGAGGATCTCTCACATGCTTTTAAGGTAGAGTTGATAGAGACCGTAAAGGAATCTGTCCCTGAGTGTTATTGGGACGCACACGATTGAAGGAACGGGGATTAAAAACCCTAACTTCGGAGACGAACTCATGAACACACTTAACCTCATTCGCAAGCAAATTCACAAGGCATCTGCCTTGCATAACGCACAGATTACTCACACCACATATCGCGGTGTAAAGTATGACACACGTTGTGTGGAAAGCAAAGAGTCTCACGGGACTTTCTGCTACCGTGGAAAGACCTACAGCAAGTGACCTAAGTAAGAGGGGGTAACCCCTCTTTTTTATTATACTTTTATATGAAACTATTAACGTTAGATGATTACAAGAAAGCAGGAGATACTTTCTGGGAAAAGTATTGGTATGTTGCTAAAGAGTTAGGCGGTGATGCTAAGACCGAAGACATCCTCAAAGTAATGGAGTCTCTGGGTGCTGTTGCACTTAAGTTGAGACTAGAAGAAGATAAAGTTTCGCCGTTTGGATTCAAGAAGGAGACTGAAGAAGATGTCATTGAATAAGATCGACACACAGGGCATGAGTCTCCCTGGCAAATCAAAGAAACCTAGTAGTTATGCACCTATGCCTGTCAAGGTAAGGACAATCTTTACACCAGAAGAACGTATTGAGTTGAAGCAAATTATTCATGAAGCACTTGATGAGAGGATACCTAAGTGAAACCACAGAGTGCGAAAGCAAAGGGTAGAAACTTCCAGAAGTGGGTGAGAGACATGCTCATTGAGCATAGGGATGTCCACCCTGAAGACATTGAGTCTCGCAGCATGGGTGCTGGTGGAGAAGATCTCATCATGGCACGAGATGCTAGGAAGAAATTTCCTTTTAGTATCGAGTGTAAAAATGTAGAGAAGTTGAATGTGTATGATGCTTACGATCAGGCATGTGCTAACTCTGGAAATTACGAACCCATCCTCTTCATGAAAAAGAATAGGAAGCAAGCACTCGTGGTAGTGGATGCCGAATGGTTTATCAAACACTTTGGGGTTGACAGTCAACCTATTGAGCATATATAATTAGCAAGTTAAGGGAAGTGGAGACCTACCATGGAAAATCAATTTCTTGAGGAGATTGATGAGATTAATTACACAATCGAATTTCTAGTAGACCAACTACATGAAGCCTTAGCAGCAGGAGATCTCCTACGAGGTGAAGTCCTTGCAGACAAGATCAAACAATACTCTGAAGCATCTAAATGATTCATTCTTTATTCTCAATTCCGATTGCACACTATGAAATACAGAATTGGAAACAGAATAAAGAAAAGATCATGAGTGCTCTGCCTATCTTTGGGCAAGAGCATTTAGATTCTAATGGTGAGCAATACACAGACTTCTTTCATCAGGCAGAATGGGAGTTGCCACCTTACGCTGATACGGTAATTGATATTATCGAGCCATACATTGCTGAGTTTACTGAGCGTAGACGCACCGAGTTTACTGACATGTGGTGTCAAACATCATACAAAGGTCAGAAGCACGGTCTACACAATCATGGACACAGTGGATGGTCAGCAGTAATGTATGTGGACTTTGATCCACAACTCCATCAAGCCACGCAATTCATTTCACCTTTCAATAATCCTTGGAGCGGTAGGTTACAGTCCTTCGTCCCACCTGTTAAAGAAGGTGACATGGTTATTTTTCCAGCAACCATTGCACATGAGGCACTACCCAATGAGTCAGACAGACCACGCACCATCGTTTCGTTTAACCTACGAGGCAAAGTTGACAAGGTTAAGAGGACTATGTGGGAGGGTGACCCAATCGTTCGTGTAAATGCTTAAGGTCCAGTAGCTCAGTGGAATAGAGCAACTGCCTTCTAAGCAGTCGGTCGATGGTTCGAATCCATCCTGGATCGTTGCACCCTAGGGTGCATGTTGGAAAACCGAATAGGAGTCAGTCATGACTGTTAGAGATCGCTTTGCAGATTCTATGCAAATTCTGAAGGAGACTGTCAATGGTAACATTGCCCTTGACACAGAGTATCCTCCCCTCTTCTCAGCACTCTGTCGCTTTTACAGTGACAAGAGCGCACGTCACGTCCACTTTTGGGGACTGGATGTTGAGGAGGACTATACGATTCTCATTGATAACATGATTGCCGATGGCGTCCTGGAAATGACCTAAACTTTACCCTGGTCGGGATACTTATGCTTAAAGAAGAAATCACAATTTATAAAGGTAACGTCTGCACCCCACTTAATGATGAGTGTAATGACTTCATCTGGGGTAATTTTATTGATGAATCCGTTGTGACGGGACTTGAAGATTTCTGGCATAATCAAAACGTCTTGAATTTTCATGAGGGTCAGGTCCTTAGACAAGGAGATGTGACGGTGGATAAGGAGTATAAAGACTCTCTCGATCTACATGTCCCTTATCAACTGTCC